ATAAATATAGAAGCACCACTTGCAGGTGCTGTACTAAAAGTAATTTGTGTACCACCTGTAGCTAAACTATAATCTGTTCCGGGTTTTTGAATAACACCATCATGTGATACTAAAAGCTGTGCCGGTGAACCAACTTGTGTGCCTAAACTAAATGTAACGTTAGACCCATTATAGGTATTGCCACTCGTATCGAGTACACTGAATGTGCCACTCTCTATTGATTTTCCTATGTATGCCATCTATCCTCCGTATGCCGCATCCCATGCGTCCTGTAATTCTTTCAACTTTGCTGTTAATGTTGATTCCGTTGGTTTTGTATAAATAGTATCAATCATGCCTGTTTCATGCACATTACCTGTATAACTTTGGTTCCATATTTTAGGGTGTATTATTAAATTAGCATAAATTTTATTTTTACTATCTGTCCACCCAAACCAATTACCTTTACCTAATGTTACTAAAGCATCCTCAATGTGATTTGGCCTTCCATTACTATCTGTCATTTTATGTGTCTCCTAATCTTGTAAATGTTGCCCAACATAAATTTAATGAACTACTGCCTTTGCAAGTTCCAACACTTCCTTCATTATCAAAATACATTTTCACTTTATGTGTGGTTACATTTGTAATATCAACAATTGCGTTTGCGTGACCCATTCCGTAAGTGTTGTTTGAGTCTGTACGAGAGACAAAACTTCCATTTTCACAAATACCCGAATAAGATGAATTATTAGTTGTTATAAATATTCTTGTTTTTAATTCTCTTGAATTCTCATTGATAACATTAACTATATCCCAATCAACACTATATATTCCTGTAGACGCAAAAGTGAAAACGCCTGACGATTCCGTCATACCCGTACCAATTTTATCATAGGTAGTATCATTTCTTTCCCAGTTAGCTGTTACAAATCCTGCCGGAGTAAAATCAGAAGTAACTCTCCATTGGTCAGCTTCGCTAATTCCATTTTTAAACCCACTTGTTAAAGCTGTTCCTCCATTAGCCACAGGAGTTGCACCTGTTAACATATTTGCTACATCTATTTTACTTAGTGCCATGTTTTACTCCTTTGCGTTGGCATCTTTCACTGCCTTAATTTTCTTTGCCCACTCGCCAGTAGTATCTAGTTTGTTTGCTACAATGTCCTTGTATAATAAATCTAATTGGTCACCGATATCACCATAAGATGCTTTTCTTGTGTCACGAATAATTGAATTATTGTATTCTTTGGTTGCATTTGAAGCTAGTGCATTTAATTGACTATCTGTTGGTTTTGTAACACCAGATACATTCCATGTTTTTATGTAGTCTCCATTGCTATTTGAATCATTTTGTAATTCAATATTTTCTACAAACTCAGAATCAGTCTTACTATTTGCTTCTAAATATAATTTTACTTTGTAATATAAATTATCCATATTATCCTCCTATAACTCTTGTTATAGACCAAACAGCACTTTCAGCACTTATATCTCTATTATTTCCATTATTCTGCAAAGCATATATTTCAAAATAATCAGTTGCCGAAGCATTTACCATAAGAGTAATATGATTGCTATAACCACCTGCACCAGAAAATTGAGTAAAAGTAGGTACCATAGCACTTCCGTTTTTGTAAACTTTAAGCCAATTTTCTTTTGCATCGCCCATTGATTGCATCTCTACAGCACAAATAAATAAATATCTTCCTGCTGTGCCAGCAGTCCATTTATTACTTGCAAATTCGCCATCACTATCATTACTTTCAGTATCAAAAACAATTTTAGTCGCTGTATTTGTCGAAAGTGTTTGTGCATTTGCATTATGAACCATAACGGCAGGAGTATTAAACATATGAGTTGCGTCTAATCTTTTTAATGTTCCTGCGTCAGATATTAAAAATTCATCCGTGCTTGCAGGTTCTGCCGCTAAAGCTGTAGTGCCAGTAATGACATCTGCATCAAATCCACCTGCTAATATTTTTGTTTGACTCATGTGTTACTCCTTATAATCCTATTAATTTAAATCCAAAAGCATAAGTAAATGAATTTTGGTCTTGCACTGCAATAGTTGTTCCAGATAAATTATGATAAACATAAAACTTTAAATTATCACTTGAGCCATTAAATTGAACTATTCCGGATACTTGTGCTGTTTGTTGTGTTCGTGTGACCATACTGCCGACATTTACAGAAGCATCATTTTTATATAATTCTATTCTCCACTGGTCTGCGTCATCATTTGCATTAAATCTTGCTTGTGCGTAGATAAAATAATATCCTGCAGATTGAGGTGTAAAAGTATTAGAAGCAAAAGCACCGGCAGAATCTAGTAACTCTTCCTCATATGTAAGTTGTACATTTTGGTCACCGGCAATGTTTTGATCTGCATTTTTAGCTACCCAAAAAGCAGGTCTGTTTTGGAAAAAAACCGAATCAATTCTTTTTATTGTTCCTCCGTCTGATATTAATAATTCATCAGTCGTTGCAGGTGTTTCTGCTAAAGCTGTCTGTCCTGATATAATGTTATTATTTAAGTGTTCACTCTCTACTGCATCATCTGCTATGGAACTAGCTGTCACAGAATCATTAGTAGGATTAATTGTTCCTACAGCTTTTGCTTGATGAACAACATAAATATTGTTTGTGCCGCTAGGAGGGGCGCCAGTAAACGTTAGTGTTGTACCAGATAAAGTGTATGCTGAGTTAGGGTCTTGTCTTACATTACCAACAAATACTTCAATGTCTAATACTG